CGCCTGCGTCACCTGGCTGATGGCAGCCTTGATGTTGGCCAGCTTGTTGTTCTGGCCGATCTTGGCGGTCGCCCACGCGCCTGCCAGGCCGATGGCCGCGATGGCAGCCTTCGCCAGAATGTCCAGGCCGACGTTCACCAGCTCCAGAACGATGGGGTCGGTAGCGCCCGTTTCGGTGGTCTGTGCGCACGCTGCAAGCGCCACACAGAGCGTCACCAGCATGGTCAAAATGAGCATCGCTTTCAGGGCCTTTTTGGTGGTGTTTTTCATGGTGTTTTTCCTCCTTAATTTTACCGCCTGAATGGCGGGATTTTATGATCACTTTTCGGGGGTGTTTGCGTCGTGGTAAAGCGACGCAATAATCACAGCTTTCAGCGTCTCGTGGCGCAGATTCAGATCAGTGGGGTTGACGTCCGCAGGGGTGCCGCCGTTGACGGCTCCAGCGTCCAGTAGTGCCTTCGCCTGCTCCTGCCAGTAGGCGGGCACGTCTTTCAGGTCCGCATAGGTGGGGTTGTCTTCTGCGATCACTTCACGGATCAGCTGCTTCAGTTCGGCCTTGGTCATGCTGTCGATGTTCTCCTTTCCGTAGTCCGGGGCCGCATAGCCCACAATGTAGGTGTCGTTCAGATCGTACTGGCGGCGCTTTACGGCGTCGCTGGTGTTGCCTTCAATGGTGTGGAGAACGCCGTCCTTCACATACTCCACAAGGCCCGTGTGGGTGCTTTCTGCGGTGGATTTCTTATCCTTAAAGAAGACGATGTCGGCAGGCAGCGGGGTGTATGTGCCGCCACAGGCCGCCGAAGGATGGAAGACGCCCTGTGCCTTAAAGAAGGCCATGCCGGTGCTGCATCCGCAGTAGGGCTTCACAATGTCGCGGGCGACGCCTGCCAGATAATTGACAACGTAGCTCACCCACATGGCGCACCACGCCGCGTCAAGCGGCAGGCCCCATGTTTTCAGGACCTCCGTGTTGTACCACTGGATATACTTGTCGTCGCCGGTCGGCTCGCACACGCCCAGCTCGCCGATGGCCTTCTGGACGATCTTCTTGCGGGTGTCGTTCACATCAGGCGTTTCCGCGGGCTGTGTGGGCTTCTCCGGCTCCTTTGCGGGCTGTGCAGCCTCCTTGTGCCCGTTCAGCCCTGCGCGCTTGATAATGGCCGCATAGTCCTTGTACGCGATGTCCAGATCGACGCGCCCGTTGATGCCTGCAATGCTGCCAGAGCTGCTGCGCTGCCACATGCCGAAGCTGTAGGCCGTCGTCGGCTGGCTGGCCCACTGTGCCAGCCACAGGTCGAAGCCTTTCAGGTCGTCCATGTTCAGCATGTTCTTGCACCAGTTGGTGTTGCAGTAGAACGACGCATAATAGCCCGCAGCTTCGATGGTCGTGCAGAAGGCCGTCACCATAGCGGTCAGCACATCGCGCCCCAGCCCTGCCTGCTTGCTATCCTCCAGATCGTAGGCGATGGGGTACAGGATGCGGCCCTTATACGGGGCGATCTGCTCCACTACCCACGCCGCCTCCTTGGCGGCCGCCTGGGCGCTTTTTGCGTAGCTATAGAAGTAGATGCCCACCTCTACGCCCGCGGCCAGTGCGCCCTCCACGTTGGCCTTGAAATAGGTGTCCATTTTGCAGTCGTTGCCCTGGCTGCTGCCATAGCCGACGCGGATCATGGCGAACACGATGCCGCTTGCCTTGACTTTCTTCCAGTCGATCTTGCCCTGCCATACAGACACGTCGATGCCTTTAATGTTCATGCTTTCCTCCTTACTCCGCCAGCTGGTAGAAGTCCCCGATCAGAGCGGGCGGGCGGTAACTGTCCGCTTTGAAGAATTGTCGAAGCACTTCGTAGGTCTTGCCGTAGTCGCTGAATCTGTCGCCGACGTTGAAGGTGTGGCCGTCCTCCAGATCGGCCCAGCGCGGCACAGTATCATCGCCGCCGTCTCCGTCGTCGCTGCCCTCGACCAGCTTGTACTCAGACGGCACCAGATGCGGATAATGCGGCTCGTAGAGCGTGACGCCCTGCTCGTGGATCGGCGTGTAGACCTTGCCGTCCTGCGGGTCTCTGCGCTTCGCACCATAGGGGACCAACTCGCCCCACACGAAGTCCAGCACGGTGCCGTCCTCCGGCTCTGTGCGAAGCAGGCGGAACAGCGTCCTGGCCGCCGTACTGCCGGGTAGAAGGTCGCTGCGCTTGTGGTGTTGCTGCGTGGTGATGTAAAGGTCGCCGTTGCTGCCGACTACGGCTTCGTTGCGGAAGATCGGGTCGCCGTCGTCGATCTCAGACCAGACGCGTGCGCCGCTTGTGACAGTGATCGCGCGCAGTTCCGTGTCTGTGTAGTCGCCCGCGTCCTTATCTCCGGCGCGAAGCAGCGCCGCCTTTGCGCGTTCGACATGGACCGCAGGAAGGCCGGTCAGGCCGCCTGCGATCAGCGCGTCGTGGGCGGCTAAAATTGCCGCCCACAGATGCAGCTGCTGCTGCGCTTCTTCCTGCTTGTTCAGTTCTCTGGCTGCTGTCAAATTCATGCTTTTCCCTCCTTACAGGTAAGAGCCGCTTACGCCGTATAGCGCGATGGTGTCGCTGGTGTTCGTCTTCGTCAGCTTCACGCGGACGCCCACGGCCCACTTCGTTGCCGTCTTCGTCTTATTCGTGAACAGGTGCTTGCGGCCAGGGGTGACGGTCTCCCACGTCGGGGTGGCGTCCTTCGCGTTGTTGCACGCCTCCACGGTCAAATTGTTCTCCGCGCCCAGGAAGCGCACGGAAATAAGAATCTTTTCGGCCATGGCGTCCGTCTCGATGGCGTCGCGCTGCACGCTGATCATCGTGATGCTGCGGGAGAAGGTCACGACGCGCGTCGCGCTGTTTCCTGCGCTGTCGGTGACGGTGATCGTCATGCTGTGTTCGCCAGCGGCCAGCGCCGCGAACTGTGCGGCCGTCAGGCCGAAGGTGTAGGTCTTCCCGCGCTCCGCGTCCTCAATAGTGCGCACCTCGCTGCCGTCCAGTGCCTCCACAATGGTCAGGGTGTCGCCGTCGTCCACATCGCCCACGGTGTAGGCTCTGGACGGGGGCGACGTCACCGCGCCCAGGTTGGCGTCGGCTCCGGAAACGGTCGGGTCGGCGTTGTGCGTTACGGTCTTTACCTGGCTCGTCGTGTAGGCGCTGTATGCGTCCTTGCTATCCTTCGCGCGGACGCGCCACTGCACGCTGTCCATCGCCGTGGTGATGCCGGTGTCGGTAAAGCTGGTATTGCTGCCGGTGTAGATCGTGGTCCATGCGTTCGTGTTGTTGCTCCAGCGGTCCAGCTGGTAGGTGATGGCGTCGCCTTCCGGATCGGTGGACGCCGCCCAGCTGATCGCTGCGTCTTTCCCGCTCTTTACGCTATCCGGCACGGTGATGCCAGGGGGCGTAGTCGGGGCCTGATTCCACTGAATCGTGTAGTAGCCTTCGGAGTCAGGCTCATCAGATACCAAGGTATCAGAGGACAGATTACAAAGCGGCAGGACGCCGACGATGCCGTGGCACGCGTTGCTGTTGTTCCCGCTGCCGCCCGAATTGACGCGGCGGACGTCGTACGCGTTGCCAGAGTACGGGGAGCGCAGCCGCCAGTACCAGTTGGCCGCGCTGCTGGGGTTGCTGCTATAGTTGCTGTTTGCGATGGCCTGCGGCGTGCAGGTGCGCAGGCGGGAGCTGTTGTTGCTGTTGAACAGCGCCAGAAGCGATCCCTCGGCGATGCCGTTCTCAGAGCCGAGGCCCACTTCCTGCTTGGACGGCAGGAAGAAGTCGTCGGTCACGGTCTCGCTGCCGCCGCCGTCTGTCGTGGGCTTCGCCACGGTCAGCGTGGTCGGCAGGATCGCGGCCAGGAACTGCGGAGAAAAGCCGGTCTTGAAGCCCGCCTCGGTGTCATAGGGGTTGACGTTGTTCCAGACGTAGCTGGAGCCAGGCGCGCGGTCGTAGCTGTGCTGCGCCTGGTACCAGTTGGTGCCGGATTTGTTCAGCCACTGACGGAGATTCGCCAGGCTGTAGCGGTTGTTGCCGTAGCTCTGCCGGTTACTGTTGCCGCCGCTCTCCATTGCGTCGAACGGCTTCAAACACAGAATCTTTTCCGCAGCCAGCGTTGTGCTGTTCGCGGGATAGCCCGCGTGATTTTTGTCCGCGATCTGGAAGCCCACGGGGACGCCGTAATACTTCGACAGCGGGTCGCGTACCTTAGCACCCACGGCCAGAGTGTTGATCTTCTTGGACATGTTCGGGTCTCCTTTCAAATATTGATAGGAATTGCTGATCGTATTTCGCCACCAGCTGCCTGCAATCCCCGTGCAGGGCATGGGCGCGCCAGCTGGTGTAGCTCTCCGCGATCTTCTCGCGGTCGATCTCGCCGCGCTGGTAAAGCGCGGCATACTTGCGCAGTTTCCGCTTCATGCGGTCCCTGCTGGATTTGCGCACCTTGCGGATCACGCGCCCGGCGTCGTCGATGTAAGTGTGGAAGCCCAGGAAGTCCAGGCCGTTGCGCAGCGGGAAGATGTTTGTCTTTTGATTCAGCTCCAGCCCGCGCTCGGCCAGGTGCTGCCGGATCACCACCAGGGCCTCCTGCAGCCGCTGCTTGCTCTCGCAGATGATGTAGAAGTCGTCCATATATCGGCCGTAATACCGGAAGCGCAGCTGCTCTTTGCAGAGGTGATCCAGCTGATTCAGATATAGCAGCGCGAAGATTTGGGACGATTGATTCCCGATGGGGATGCCCAGCGGGTCCGGCGTGCTGTCAATGATCTGGCAGGCAAGTGCCAGACAGTCAGGGTCGTGCAGATACTTCGCAACGTCCTTTTTCAGCACGTCGGGCCGGATGGATTGGAAGTAGTGGCGGACGTCTGCTTTCAGCACCCAGCCGTCAGCAGAAAAGCCGTTTTTGCGGTAGTATTCACGCATGAAGTCGCGCAGCCGATTCAGCCCGAAGTGCGTGCCTTTCCCCACCTGGCTGCCGTAGTTGTCCAGGATGAAGGGCTTGGTCAGCGCGTCATAGAGGACCTGATCGCAGAAGGCGTGCTGGACGATCTTGTCCTTGAAGCTGTTCGTCTGGATCAGGCGGCGCTTCGGCTCGTAGACGTAGAACGCGCGATAGCCGCCCGGCCGGTAGGTCCTGGTCTGCAATTCCCGCTGGATCAGCGCGACGGCCTCCAGCGCCGACGCTTCCACCTTGGCGACGCTGTTCTTCCACCGCTTGCCGCGGCGTGCTTTCAGATACGCGTCGTACAGGTTTCCCCATTCACATATTCTTTCGTAGTCTTTGCCCATAGTGGTGAAGCACCGCTGGCAGCCCAGCGCCGCGCAGCTGCGTGGTGCCAGGCGTCGGTGCTATGTGTTTATCCTCCTTCCGTTGGATAGGATAGGCTTTCCTTTGATGATGGGCCTCTGCTTTCGCCGCACGGGCTACTCGGTCTCGGTAAATCCATCGAAGCGGCAGGACGCCGACGTTGCCGTTGTACGCGTTGTTGTTGTTCTCGCTGCCGTCCGAATTGACGTTGCGGACGTTGTTCGCGTTGCCAGAGTTCGGGGAGCGCAGCCGCCAGTTCCAGTGCATATAAAGCCTACCCTTTCGGTTTTGCGGGTCTCTATCTGAATCGCGCGGCGTCTTTCTTTCTCCAGGCCGCTGTCATGTACTTCACGTCCAGCACCCGCTTCGTCCAGAACTCGCAGGCGCGGTTGTCGATCTGCCCGTGGGTCTTTGCGATGTCCAGGAAGATCAGCAGCATCTTGCAGCCTGTCAGTGCAGACGTTTGCAGGTCGAAGCGCACCATGCACAATTTGGCGCGCCGCTGCGGGTCGGTTTCGATGGTGGGGTTGATCTCGTTTGCTTCCACGATGGCCTCCAGAACGTCCAGCGCCTTCTCGTCGATCCGGTTGGATAGCGTGAAGCGAAGCCGTTTGTCGAACTTCTTCGTCCGGCTCATGGTCTCGTCCACCAGGTCTCTGGCCTTCGTGATGATCGTCAGTTCCTGGTCTTTGCGCTCACTCAATACAGGCACCTTCTTTCGCGGATAATAGCAACGGTTTCAGCCGTTGGCCCTTCGATTTCGTACACGCCGCCGCCCAGGATGCGCACCTCCGCAGGCGCGCCGTCCGGCCCGGTCCCGCAGATGCGAAGCGGGCCGCCCTCGCAGGGGCAGGGCATAGCGATTTCAGTAATAAGGGATGCGATCAGGCAGCTGGCCTCGCTGTCGCTGCAGGCGATCCTGATCATGCGGAAATGTACTGGCCCGATTTGTTCCAGACGCCGTCCGCCACAGAGACGTTGGACAGCGCAGCGAAGTCCAGGGCGAAGTTGATGCCGCCCGGCATGTCGCCGCTGATCAGGTCCGTCAGCAGGTCGATGCTGTTCTGGTGGCTGTTCAGCAGCTCCTGCAGGCCCTGAATGTCCGCGATCACATGACTGTGCGTCACCAGGGCGTACTTCTCCAGCTCTTTGCGGCGGACCAGCCCTTCCGGGCTGATCACGGCCGTAACGTTGGCGACATTGCTGACGATCATGCTGATCTCCATCGTCAGCAGTTTGCCGACTACGTCTCCGGCCGCGCGCATCTGCACGGGGTCGTCCTGCATGGGAACGTAGCAATAGACCACATCGCCCTCGTCAGGATCAGACGCCAGCAGCGCAACTTCCTTGGCAAGAAACGCCGTTTCCACGTCGTTGGACAGCACCTGCAGCACGACCTTGACTTCGCCCGCTGCGGGGGTGCTGATGGCGACGATGGTCGCGTCCATAACGTAGGACGCCAGCGCCGTCATGCTGGCGGGTGGGGTTCCCGCAGGCAGGTCGCCGCTGCCGATCTGCGCGCCCGTGATATTCAGGGTGCTGTTCGTTGCCAGGATTTTGCCCAGCAGCGCGCGGCCCTTTTCGGTGATAACAGATCCTTCTGCCATGTTTTAGTCCTCCTTTGTTTTGATCTGCATTGTGATTTCCTCGAACAGCGCCACGCCGATGCCGAAGCGGCCCGCGGTGGCGAAGCTGTTCGTGTATGGCGGGATGGTCAGCGTGATGTCCTCCAAAAGTGTGGCCCCCGCGTAGACCGTGCCGCCCGTCTTCACCGGAGTGCGGAAGTAAATCTCTTTTCCGACGCCCGCGGCCATGATCCGCTTGATGATCGGCGCGGTGTTGGCCGCATACGCGATATACTCCGGCGCGATGTCGGCCTCGTCCATGATCACGCGGCACTTCGCGGGGAACAGCTCGACGACCTCCACCTGCTCCGGATCAATGTCGAACAGCACGCTGGTGGCCGTGATGATGGTGTCCACATCGCCGCCAGACAGCAGCGCCGTGACTTTTACCTTGATCATCAGGCGATAGAAGCGGTCGTCGGCTCCGTCTCTCCGGACGCCGAAGTTCCGGCCCATGCGGTCCAGCGTCGTGCCCTTGGCGTTGTCGATCCCACGCCAGACGGCGATCACCTGCAGCGTGTCTTCCACGCCCCACAGAGCGGACGCGAACAGCTGGAACAGCTTACCGATCAGGCTGTCGGGGTCCTTCGTGTAGGCTCCGGTCAGCTTCTCCAGCATTTTAAGCACCAGAACGATCACGTCACGATCACCACCTTGTCCGTGCCGGTGATTGCCTTCTTTCTGGCGTCGATGGCGATGTTGTTCTTGCTCCAGGTCTTGCCGTCCGTGCTGACCTTCAACGTATAGTCCACCACGCCCGGCGTGTTATTCACAGGGCACATCAGCCGGTTATAATAAACCGTCTCGCCGATGGCGAGACCACTTTCCGCGATGTCCCCAGCTGCGCTGCCGATGTACTCGACGATGGCAGCCTTCAACGCTGCGTCGCCCGCATAGGCGTCGGATGTCACCAGGTCGCTGATCTGCACATAGATCAGCACCGGCGTCGGGCGGGAGAACTTGATCGTCCGCAGCTTGCCGCTGGCGTCCAGCACCTGCGCTGATTGCCCGCCGTAGGTCTGGATGCCCGCAGCCTTCCGCGCGTGGATGGCCGCCGCTATATTGGCGTCGGTGCCGCCGTAGACGATGGCCTCGATGCTGTGCGGCGGCAGGCCGTCGCTGTCCGTCTCGTCCGTCTCGTTCTCCCACACGACAGCGGTGACGATGCCTGGCACCTCCAGCAGTTGTGCGCGGATGGCGTCTGTGTTGCTGCCGCCCGGCTTGTCCACGCTCGACAGGTATCGCTCGCGGAACTCCTGATCCGTTTCGCGGTTTCTGCCGCCCACGGTTGCCGCAGCGTTGGTGACGCTGATTGCAGCCGCCAGAGGTGTGACAACGGTGTCAATCGTCCCCGCGGCCACATTTCCGTCCGGTCCTGCCTCAAACGCCTGGATCGGCACAGTGGCCGTGCCGCTGCTGCCGATGGTCACGTCCTCCAGAGTTACGAAGCGTTGATTGTTGCGCGCCTGCACGATGAAGCCTGCGTAGATCGTCGCACCGGCGTCGCCGGTGATCGTGATGCTGCCGGTCGCTTTCTGCGCCGCCAGCACGCGGATGCCGATAAACGCGCCCAGACGGGCCAGGCTGACGCCCGCAGCTGTGTCGATGAAGCCGCTGTTGTAGACGTCCTCGGCCAGCTGCCAGGTCAGACCGGCAAACCACGCGAAGATGCGCAGGAAGATGCCCAGCGGGCTGCGAACGGACAGGTTGGCGGTGCTGCCGAACAGCTCCTTCGCCTTTACCTCGAAGGCGTCCAGCAGGTCCGCATAACTCGGCCGAAGGAATCCGCGTTCAGTTAATCCCCAGTTGTCGTTCACGCTTTCACCTCCAGACTGATGGGGGTCCCATCTTTCAGCCGTCCGGTGAAGGTTGCGGCGATGCTGCGGCCGCTGCGCGTCACGGTCAGGCTGTCGATGTATTGCACGTTGGTCTCCTGGAAGATCGCCGTGCGGAGGACGGTTTCAGCGTCGCCGTCACCGTCCCCGATGATTTGGTCATAGTCGGTGCCGTGGTCTGTGTCCAGGAACCACTCACCCTTGAAGGTCTCCAGCGTCAGTCGGACGCATTGGGCGACGGTTTCGGCGTCGCCGATCAGCTCCAGACTTCCGCTGTCGTCCAGTACCAGGTCTTGCGTCTCTTGGTCAATTTTCAGTGTGATGTTCTCCATTTGGCCTCCTTACTGCGGGCCGCCCGTCGTGCCGCCGCTATCGCCTGGATGCGTGTGCGTCGTCATTTCAATGCCGCCAGCTGATAGTGTGCCGGTCACGGTGACGTTGCCGTTGATCTTCACACCATCGGCAGAAACGGCGATATAGGTGCCGCCAGCCGCCACCACGACGGCGTTGCCAGGCAGGCCGGTCGGGGCCTTTCCGTCCGGGCAGACGCCACCGACGAACAGCCCGTCCTCCGGCGCGTGATTGCGGGCCGTGTTCGGCTCCGCCTCCGCGCCGGTTTGAAGAACTGCATCGGCGTCGAAGTCCGACACGATTACCCAGCCGACGTCGCCGCGCTTGTACCACGGGCGGATCGTGAACTCGCCCGCACACAGGCAGGCGACGCGTAGCCCCATCAGCGGGGCCGCGCTGGCGTACTGGCCGTCGATGCTCTCTTTCACCAGCGGCTGCACGTCCACGGTCATTTTGTCAGGATAAAAAGCCAGGACCTTGACAGGCATGGAGACGCGGACGCCCGCCCTGTTCTTCTCGCTCTCAGCGGCGCGCAGGTCTGATTGTTTACTTCCGTAACTCATGCCGGTTTTACCTCCACGGTAGTTTTCCAGTTGCCGGACCGCGTTCCCTCATGGACGCCAGAGACCACCATGAAGGTGCCGTTGGTCTGGCTGTCGCGGATCACGATCTTGTCGGCGACGCCGATGTGATAATTCAGCAGACAGTCGCGGGACAGGTTGCCCTCGTCTTCTGCCTGCTGGCTGCGTGTCTTCTCCGTCGCCGTGGTCTTCGTGTTGATGTTCTGGCTCTCTGATGTCGATGCCGATTTCAGCAGGCCCGTCTGCGGCGTCAGCAGATAGCCGGTCGTGATCCCTTCCTCTGGCGGGTTTATGATGATCTGCCCGCAGCGGATCACCAGCCTGGACTTGCAGTCGCTGCAGGCGATCTCTGTCAGCACGTCTTTCAGCTTCCCGCGGCAGACGCGGCAGCCTGGGTAGTGCTTGTTCTCTGCCAGCTTCACCATCGCCACCTCCACGCCGAAGATGTTCAGCAGGTCGTCGATGATGTCCTTGGCGTACATTCCCGCCTTGTATGTCTTGTTGACATAGGTGCCCAGCCATTCCTCCAGGCAGTCGGCCGCCGTGATCTTGGTGATGATGTCCAGGTTTTCGTGCTGGTGGGAATAGTCCGCGATAGCGCCGACGAAGATGCAGCCGACGTCGCCCTTGTAGCCCGCGGTGATAATGACGGCGTCGCCTTTTTTCAGCGACGCCCTTGTAGACGGAGACAGGTTGTAGACCTCCAGCTGGGCGGTCGATACCTTCGCGCGATCCTCGAACTGCACCTTGAAGGAAAAGTTCAGCCCGTCCAGCGTGTATTGATTGCCGCCCAGCGTCAGGGTGGCCTGTCTTAGCCACATGCGCATCAGCTCTCACCCCCTGGCCGGTCGAACAGATACAGGCGCACCTTCGTGCCGAAGTTGTCGTAGGTGATCGTGTCAATCTCGTCGCCGGTCAGGCACAGCGGGCAGATCACCGGCAGCGGGTAGCGTTCGTCGTTGAAGGCTTCAAACAGCGGCTTGCCGTAGCGAAGCACTTCGCCGTAGACCAGCGGCGTGTTGCCGCCGCTGTTGCTGATCTCCAGGCTGACGGTGAAGAAGTCCGCCGCTTCGTTGTAGGCGAACGTCATGCGGTAGGTGCGGTCTGTCAGCTTCACCAGTAACGAACAGGGAACACGATCACTGTCAACGTCGATAAAGTGGATTTCCTGTCCGCTCTCGATCAATTTCACTTAATCGCCTCCCTGTTGTACCCTGCATAGCTGGGGTTTGTCCGTCCTGTCGCCACGGACGGGTTTGTGTTCTTGCTGTTGAAGCTCGCCACATAGGCAGCATAATCGCTGCCCGTTGTCACCAGCCCGTTCTGCGTGGTGGACTTCGCAGACTTGGCCGCCGACGCCGCCACCGGCGCGCTGGCGTCCTGTTGGCTCATGGCTGGGGCCTGAATGTCAACGAACGCAGCCGACGTGATCGTGATCTGCTGGAAGCTCACGGTGAAGCCGAAGCCCGCAGCGTTGTCAGGGGTGCGGGTCCGTTTCAGGTTGATGATCAACAAATTGTTGAACGCCTCCGCGCCCCTGTAGGTCAGAAGGTCGCGGTTGCGCCACATCGCCTCCAGCGTCGCATAGCCCGCGGCGGTGGAGACGATGCCGGTGATAGAGAACTTGATCGGGTCCAGAACGGCGTGGTCGGTGATCTTACCGCCGCCCTCGATGGGGTTGCTTGTCACCTGGCTGGACATGGTGGGGGACTCGTTGGTGATAGTGCCCGTGCGGTCGAACACTACCGTCCCACTGTCGCCGCTCAGAATATAAGACATTCGTCACCCCTCCTTACGCCAGAGACGCCTGCAGCGCCTCGATGTTCGTGTCCTCGTTCTGCATCTGTCGGTAGGCGTCGCGGCACATTTGCAGGAACCACGTCTTCGTCTGCTCCTTCTCCTCGTCGCTGGCGTTGCCGGACATGGTAACGCTGATCTGCGGGGCGAAGGTGACAGACTTGGAGTGGCGGGACGTGTTGATGATATTCTCGGTCTGATCCGCAGGGATGATCTGGCTGCCGCTCGGCAGGATTGCCATTTCGCCGCCCTGCTCGTTGATGCGGGTCAGGCCGCCGCCGAAGTCGTTCGTGCCGCTGGCATGGCCCTGCACGGGTGTCGAAGTAACGCCGCCCGTGCTGATCGTGATGCTGCCCACGCTGTTGATGGCGTTTTTCAGCTTTTGCAGCTCTGTGATCGTCGCCGACACGGCGCTGGCTGCCGCCGTCTTCATGCGGTCCCACGCGCTTTCTGCCTGCGCCGCCATAGCGCCGTAGGTGTCGTTCGCGCTGGTGCCGATTTCCTCCAAGCCGCTGGTCGCCGTCTCTTTGGCGGCTCCCCAGCTTTCCTCGGCCATGATCGGGGCGGTGTCCATCGCGGACTGGATCGCGCCGGTGTAGGCACTGGTGTCCGGAATTTCAACCGCAGGCATTTCTATCGTGCCGATGTCCGGAATGGACGACGCCACGCTGTTGGTACTCTCGGCCAGGTCCTCCATGCCGCCCTGTGCTTCCTTTGCGCCGCCGAACAGCTTGTCGAAGAAGTTCACCACAGCACCCACGCCGTCAGCTACCCAGCCGATGATCGTGCCGATCACATCGGCGACGACGGTCAGTATCTGGCCGATCACCTGTAGGATCGGGGCGATGGCTTGCAGCAGCGGGGCCACGACGCCCAGCAGCTGCGCGATGGGCGGCAGGATCGCCGACGCGATCGTGGAGATGATCGGCATGAGCGGGACCAGGATGTCATTGCACACGACGTTCAGGATCGTGGTCAGCGGGGGCAGCAGCGCACCCACCAGCATGGACAGGATCGACGCCAGCGGGGGCAGCAGCGTTGCCGCCAGATTCCCGATCACGGGGATCAGCGGCTGCATCACTTGGAAGATCAGTGCCAGCGCATCGCAGAACACAGGCAGCAGCTGGCTGCCCAGCTGCACCAGGATCGGGATCGCCTGCGACAGACCGTCCGCCAGCAGGTCCACCAGCTGCATGAGCATCGGCTCAATGGTGGGCCAGCTGTCGATGATCGTGTTGAAGAAGGTCGTCAGCACGGGGGTGAACTTCGCACCAGCATCAGCCAGGAAGTCCGCCCATATACCCTTGACGCCCTTGACGCTGTTGGTGTAAGAACCTGCCGTGCGGGTGACGTCCTGCTGCGCGTCGCCGGTCTGCGCCAGGATCGCGTTCCAGCGTACCTGCACCTTCGTGGCTTCATCCAGTGTGTTGAACTCGTCAGTGATCCCCATCTGGAGCATGGACTGCTTGATGGCCGTATCGTTCAAAACGATGCCCATGCTTTTCAGGCCCTCGGTCTCGCCCATCAGGCCGCTGCGCAGCTTGTTGAAGGCGTCCTCGTCAGCCAGGTTGTTGAAGCTGGCAAGGTCATAAGACAGACTGGTCATCATTTCCGACATGACGGAGGCGTCCTCCGCACCCATGCCGATGCCCGTGAAGATTGCGCCACTGTCGGCCAGGAAGCCCTTCACTTCGTTTTTGCTGCGGTGTGCAGCAGCCGCGAAGTTCTCAGCCCAGCTGTTCGTAGCGTCCGCAGCGCCTTTGAATACGGTCTCGAACTTTGAGTTAGTTTCTTCCGCGTTGGCTGCGGCGTCGATAGCTGTGCTGCAGAACTCTTTGATCGCTTCGACGCCTTTCTTGATGATGGCAAGGCCCGCGGCAGCTGCCGCCACCTTTTTCAGAACGCCGACCAGGTTTTCACCCGCGCCCGTGCCCTTTTTGCCCATATCATCCAGCCTGCGGCCGGTGTCGTCCGCTTGGGTCCCCAGGCTCCTGGCGTCTTCCTCTGCGCCGTTCAGAGCCTTGCCCAGCGTGGCCTTGATGGTCTGAATCGGATGCTTGAAGGCGTTCCCGATGTCCGTCGCCACGCTTTTAGTCGCCGCCCCCATGCCTTTGAATTTTGCCTGGACATTGGAGACGGCAGCCCCCAGGCCGGTGCGCAGCGTCTTCGCAAGGCTGTCGCCCTGCTTGATGCTCTCCAGCATGGCGCTGCGCACGCTGGTGCCCATTTTTGTGCCCGCGCCGGACACGTTGTTAAAAGCAGCGGTGGCGCGGGTGCCGACGTCGGTCAGGCTGGTGCCGATCTGCTCCAGCTTGTCGGCGGTCTGCTCGGCTTCTTCCTGCGCCTTCCGCTGCTTTTCGTTTAATTCGTCCAGGGGTGCGGTGTCTGTTCCAAACTGCACCCCGAAGGATAGGCTGCGGCTGTCTGCCATAACACCCCTCCTATTCTTTCTGCTGTTGTTCTTTCAGCTGCTGGACAAACATCTTTTTGGCGGCGATGCACTCGTAATATTCGGCCATGTCCATGGATTTCAGGTCCCTGTACGTCAGGCCGTCGCCGTCAAAAAGCATAAACCAGAACTGCTTATTTCTTGTCGCTCGCCGCTGCGCCGCTTCCGGACTTCTTTCCCGGTCGAAGAAAGCGTTCGATCTCGCGGATCAGCAGCTCCGGCGTTTCGATGTCCTCGTTTTCCTCGAACGCTTTCAGGCCCTTGCTTGCCACGTTGGCCGGGGACGTAACGACATTCTTGAACATGATGTCCATATAGCGCGCCGTGTCGCGGCTGCCGCTGCCGGTCATGCCGCACTTGTCGTTCTGCTCGAAGTACCACTGCGGGGAAACGCTCTGCAATTCGTAGTCGGTCCCCAGCACATTAACGGTTTCATGTCTTGCCATTTTGAATCTAAACCACCTTTCTGGAATGTTCGGAGGGCATGTCACCATGCCCTCCGCGTTGTATTTCGGTAAACGCCCCCGCAGCTGCGGGGTGCCGCGCCTGCGGCCCATCAGTCTCTGAACACCATCGTCGGGACGTAGATAGAGACCTCAATGGAGCCGCTGTCGTCGCCGCCCTCGAACTTCGGGACTTTCAGGATGCGGCAGTCCTGATGGCTGATGATGAAGCCGCCGTCGTCGTTTGCGTTGCGCAGCGTGACAGCCACCTGCGCACGATCCTGCGCCAGACGGCGCAGGCGGACCAGCGACGCGCTGGAGCCGAACAGGGTAAACTTAATCGTGCCGGACCTGTCGGCGTTCAGAGCGTACACAGTGTCGCCCTGGATGCCCGTTGTGGGGGTCACGGCGTCCTTGTTATGCTCTGCACTGACTTTGCTGCCGTCAGCATAGCCGGTCACTTTTGCGCCAGCTACGATCAGGGAGATTTTCTCAGGATCAAATACCATGGGTTTTCCCTCCTTATTCGTTGGCCGTCACCAGAGCGACGGTCAGGGTGCCGGTAACTTTGACGCCGTGGACGCCGCCGCGGACGGTGGCCTCCCATTCAATCGGCGGGATCACGCGGTTGCGGGCCTGCTCGTCGGTGGCGTCGGCGCGCTTCGGGATCACGACGTTGTAGCAGCCCTTTCCGTTCTGCTTCATAATGATGCCGTTGTCCACCGCATCGTCCAGTGCCGCGATCACGACGCCAGCGATGGCCGCGAAGCCGTCGTCGTCGTAGCCGATGTTCTCGGTGTCCACCAGTTCGTTCACCAGGCGCTTGCGCATGGTCTGCTTGATCTGCCAGCGGCCGATCACGGTGTCGATGAAGTCGCCGTCCGTGCAGATGCCTTCGCTCATGTACTCGCGCCCGTGGCGCTCGATATACATGTTGTAGCGGCCTTCCAGCAGGTCCTCACGGTCCGTGCCCTTCTCGTCGGTGACAGGGATGCCGAACAGCTCCTTCCACTTCCAGGTGACGCTGGTCGGATAGTTGGGGGCGACGCGGCCCACCCACGCCGCGGGGATGGATGTGTTGTCGGCGTCGTGATTGTAGCAGATCACGGTCTGCTTGTTCGCCTTCATGGCGGTGGTGATCAGGGACTTGGTCTTGGTCTGCGCGATCAGCAGCTTCTCAGATTCCACCATGCCGGACTCCAGCTGCGCCAGGGTCAGGACCGTCGCGCTGGCCCAGGTGGACAGCGCCGTGATGATCGTATCAGTGGCTCCGGCAGGAATCAGGAAGTACCAGTCGTCGTGGGTCTCGCGCAGGGTGTCCAGCGCGTCGGTGGTGGCCTTCGCCGTAGAATCGGACGCCAGGCCGAAGATCGCCACCTTCTTGGTGCGGCCAGGGCAGTTCTCGACCTTGATCTGGTCGAACAGCTTCTGCGCAGCCGCCAGCGTGGGGGACGAAGCGGTGGTGAAGTCCTTCGCCACGTCCTCGGCCTTGTTGTACTCCTTGTAGGCAAAAGCGCCTTCAAAGGACAGGATCAGCGGCAGAAGGGTTTCCTTCTCTTTGGATGCGGTGTCCAGGCTGATATAAACAATAATGTCCTGCAAGGTTATTCCTCCTTTGTGAATGTGATGGGCGGCTTGCTGATGGCAGGCACCGCCCGTTTGTCTTCGCGCTCATAGCGGAAAAGCACGTCGAAGCCGTAGCGCCGGTCGGTTTCGTTGGTATCGAAGGCGCTGCGGCTCTGCGTGTTCTCCACGCGGACCACCACGACGCCCAGGTCGGCCAGCAGCTGACGTCCAGCGAACAGGAAGAAGCCCTGCGCGCGGTCCGCCAGCTCCAGTGCCTCGTCGTCGCCGCTGATTGGGCCGTCCTTGCCTTGCCGGTTAAAGCCGCACGCGGTAAAGCTGAATGTGGCCTCCGCGTGTTCGCGCCGGTATTTTGTCAGCGTGCCGCCGTCCGCTGCGGCGGTGGTGATATTTGCAGCGCCTGGGATGTGCTGCTGCACGCTCTGGTAGTAGATCAGGGGGTAGTCGGCCTCCGGTGCCGTTTGATCCGACAGCACCACCTTCGGCCCCGCCAGATATGTGTGCAGCTGTTTGACAATGATGTTGCGCAGTTCGCGTTGCGTCATTTCGATGCAGCCTCCCCCTTGCGGTCGGCCACGAAGCGGCGCAGCGGGTGGATCACGCCGTGATCCAGATCGCCGCGCACGGTGTAGGTCGCGCCGTCCTGCGGATCGTAAACCTGCCCGCCGATGCGCAGCGCATGGCCGTTTGTGTAAATCTTTCGGCTGTTTGCCGTGTAGGTGCCCTCTGCGGCTGTTTTCCAGTCGTCCTCCGACACAGGCAGCACGCAGCCCTCGAAGTCGATGCGCTCCGGTGTCCCTGGTACCCACTGTCCACCGTTTTCGGCGTCGTAGGTCGGGGAAGGGGCGCGTATCTCCGTCAGGGTGTGTAGGATGCCGCGCGGTAGGCGGGGCTGTCCGAAGCGTCTGTTCATAGTCCTGTCACCTCGTAGGTTATACTGTCGCGCAGCCGTCCGGTCTGGACCAGCGGGGCGGTTTTTCCCGGCGCGCTTGCCAGCGTCAGGCTGCTTTTCGGTGGCTGCACGGTGCGCATGTATCGCTTCACGATTGCCACGGCAGCGGTGCCGATGTTGTGGCAAGCCTGATCGGCGGTCAGCTCGCCCAGGATCAGGCGGCGCACGGCGTTCTCGCACGCCTTCGCCAGCACGTCCTTGTTTCCGTCGTAGCTGGCGCGGATGAAGGAACGCTCCGGAATTGTCACAGACGGCAGCAGCAGGAACAGGAAGTCCAGCTGGTCGCCCTTCTTGCCCTTCTTCCGGCAGATGAAGCGATTCTCGCCGTTGTCCAGAAAAAAAGCGCCCTCGACGTCGCGCGGGCTTTTGCCCTTCATGTCCGGCCGCAGCGGGATCGCCAGATTCTTGGCGTTCCGCGGGTGAATCGTTGCGCCGAACTCATGCACGGCGGCTATGCGAAGCAGTTCGCTGTCGGCGCTGCCCAGGATGCCGACATGTATTTCAGCCCCTGCCAGCCGCGTCAGCTCTGCCTTCGTGCGCTCGTACCATGGTGTCCAGTCGTCGCGGGTCCGTATAACCGAACTCATAGCCACACCCGCTTGTATTGATTGATGATGTCCTGCCAGCTGGATGGGGTTTCGTCGGACCATTCCCAGCGGACGTCGCTGATGGAGAAGGCTTTCAGGCCGCTGCTGCCGCCGCTCTCCAGCTTCCCGAAGATGTACTGCACCATTTCCTGTGCCAGCCCCTCCAGGTCTGCCGGAAGATCAGCGGGTGCTTCGTCGGTCGCTTCCCATGGCAGGATATATCCCGCCGTATAGCGCACGGTGATGTTCCGGCTGCCTGTCACGGCGTCGCCGGTCAGCCCGTGGGGGAAGCCGTAATAGGTCCAGCCGTCGTCCTTGTAGATCACACCAGCATTGCCGCGCACGGTGATGTCGTACAGGCCGGGGTCTACGATCTCCCCGGCCTGCTTGATTTCCTCCACCGCGACGATGGGGTAGTTCTCCACCAGCAGGTACTGGCTGCCGGTCCCTTTCACGCGTTCCGTGTAGGTACTCCGGCGCAGTTTCCTGCCCAGGGCGTTCTCAATAGAGGCGGACGCCCTGTTGATCAGCTGGATCAGCACGCTGTCCTGGCTGGTGTCGGTCTCGTCGATGCCCAGCAGCTGCTTCAATGCTTCCAACGTGGTCAGCGCATTGGTGCGCAGCGTAGGCGTTCCCATGGCTTACTCCACCGGCTCCTGCGCAGGATCGCCCAGGGCGAGCGCGTAGGTAGCGGTCGCCGCAGGGGTGGTGCCGCCCGTGAAGCTGACGGTGCCCGTGATCTTGACGAAGCGCTTGCAGCCGGTCAGGTCGATGCCGATCTGCGCCTCGCTGCCCGTGACAGGGATGTCCATAGTGACAGCGCCGTCAGCATCCAGCAGGCCGCCGATCAGCGCCTGCTTGTCGCTTACTGCGGCGAAAGTGCCGCTGCTGGTGTCGCTCTCCGTCAGCGCCAGCTTCAGCGTCGCAGCGGTGGGCGAGCCGGTGGCCGCCGCCACTTTCAGGCCCAGCACCGCGCTGCCGAAGTTCTGGCGGTCGATGGCCGCGCCGCTGGTGTAGGGGCGCACGCGGCAGCTGGCGATCAGTTTCTTCTTCATGTCTTTGCCCTCCTTATTTCTGCGTCTGCATGTTCTTGCCGATCACGAAGGATTCCTCGTGGCGGATGCCGAAGTCATGCAGGTCGATGATGCGCAGGATCGTGCAGTCCTGATCCACGGCGCTGATGGTGTTGCCGTCCTCGTCGGTGACGGTGCCCTCGCGGAACATTTCGGATTCCATGCTGCCCTGGCGACCGATCATAAACTCGGAGAAGTTACCCAGCACCACATTGGTGGGGCGGTTGCTGCCAGAGCCGTTGGGCAGCTGATTGCTGACGGCGAACTCGTGGCCGTTCAGCTTGCCGCTGTCCATCTGCTCGCGGTACAGGTACAGGCCGGATGCCGCCTGGACGACGTTGTAGAACGCCTCCCACGCAAAGCCGTTGAAGGCCCAGCCCAGCTTGCTGGTGTCGGCGTTGTTCTGCAGCAGCGTTGCCAGCATCTTGCCGGTCGTAGTCTCGTCGGGGGCCGCGTCCAGGTCGATGGTCGGGATGCCAGCCATGTTGAACAGGCCCGTCGGCTCAAACTCGGTGCCTTTGCCCAGGAAGGCGGCGCGATCCATCGCCAGCGCCATGGCGGTGGTGGCGTCGTTCAGGATCAGCTGGTCCGCGCCGTATGCGTTGGAGCGGATCAGGTCGTTGCTGATCAGCACCTTGCACATCAGCTTCTTGCTGGACATGCGGACGTTGCCGAACTTGGCCTTGGATGCCTTAGCCTTGCGCAGCTCGCCGACATAGGACGCGCTGACGCCGCTGGTCATTTTCGGGATGTTGATGTTGCCGCGATCCATGGGCAGCTCCGTCGCGCCCAGGCGCAGGATGATGGCCTTGTCACGCAGCAGAGGGATGATCTCGCTGGCGTAGACTTCGGGGACCAGGTAGCCGCCGTCAGTCGGGGCCGTGACGGACATGGCCTTGATCTGGCGCTCCAGGAAGCCGTCGCCGTACTCCTTGCGGGCGATGCTGGCCGCGATGTCGTAGTCCTTGTTCGCGCGCATCATGCACTTCTGGAAGCGCACCCAGCCAATGCCAGCAGGAAGGCCGGACTTCTCTTCCTTATCCGTGCGGCCGGTGTTCATGTAGATGCCCGCATACTTGCGCTGCGCGGCGCTGCGGGCGGGGGCAGCCTTGGCTTCCTTGGCGGCAGGGGCAGCAGCCTTGGCTTCATCATCCTTGCCGTCGTCGTCCTTGGTCTCGTCGTCGGCGGGGTCGTCCTTGGTCTCGTCGTCAGCAGCGTCGGCAGCAGCTTTCAGCGCCTTGGTCGCGCCACTCTCGGCGGCCTGCTCCAGCAGCTGCGCCAGCTGTTCCTCGGTCATGGTGACGGCCTGGCCTTCGGCTCCGGTCTCTTCCTTGACTTCCTTGGTGGCGGGGGTCTGCTCTTTTGCGGTTTTCATTTGCGTGTGTCCTCCTTTGTAGCTTTCAATTTTTGCTTCTGTGTTCGCGGGATAGTTTACGATGCTGATCTCCAACAGGTCCACTTTGCGAAGGTGCCGGACGTTGTTGGTGTCTACGTCGTATTCCTGGGCGACGTAACCGATGGACATTTGATCAAGAACGCCGTCCTTGATCAGCTGGCGGTAGTCGCGGCCCATGGCGGTGTCACTGATCTGGCCCTTGACAAACAGGCCCACGGCGTCCTCCCGCAGTTCCAGCGATCTGCCCAGCGGCTCCTTGCGGTCGTCATGCTGCCCGAAGATCAGCACGCCAGCCGCTGCCGTGCCGGTTGCGATGGATTCTGCGAACGCGCCCGGCTCCACGACGTCATTGTCCAGGTCCACGACGCCGAAGACCGAAGCATGGCCGGTGAAGATGCCCTGATCCGTTACGTTCTCTGCCTTGAATTGCAGCCGCTTCATTTTCAACCTTCGATCACCTCCTAAAGATCGCCGGGGATCATATCGCACCGGCAGTTGATGATCTCGCCCGGCGAGCCGGACGGATCGCCTGGATACATCAGCCCGTTCGGGAAGGGCTGGTCGATGGGGACGGTGACGCCGTTCTGGCTGCGGTGGCTGTCTCTGACGTCTTCGTCGCCCGCCGTGATCCACGTTTTTGTTGTGCAGCCGCCGTATTGCATCTGCGCGAAGCTGCCCGCTTGCATACTGGTGTGGGCTTCGCTGGTCGCAATGGCCGCGGCGCGTTCTGCCTGCATATCAGGCAGGTGCTGCTGGATGCGCTTCACCAGCTGGGCGGTGCTTTCGCCCGCCTCGATGCCGTCCGCCAGCGCGGAGGCGATCTTGTCGCGCGTCGTTTCGTTGATGCCGCGCACCCGTTTCAGGCCCTGCTGGCGCAGGTAGTCCGTCAGGCGTGGGGCGCGCACGGCTGTGATGCCGAAGTTCTGCTCGATGGACTTCGCGCCGGTGTTGAACGCTTCCTCCCACACGGGATTCAGCGTCCGAAGAAGCGCCTCGTCTTGCTGATTCCAGTCGATCAGCTGATTCAGCGCGTCCATGGCCGCCGCTCTGATGGCCGTCACGTCGAACGTCAGCCCCTGGCCGCTGCTGATCCGCTGCCAGAAGTCCTCGCTGGCGTCCTTCCTGCCGCTCTCCATGGCGGCGGTGATCTCCGACAGCTGCGACGCGAAGAAGCGATTTACCGTCTGACGTGCTGCGCGTTCCTGCGTCAGCAGCGCCCGCATCCGGTCGCGGTGCGCGATCTGCTGGCGGCGTCTGCTGACGCCCTTGGCTCCGGTCAGCGTTTCAGGCGGCGTTCCGCTTGGGGGAAACAGATCTTCCGAAGGCGTCAGGCCGTCACTTTCGCGCATGGTCTGTGTCAATTCTTCCGGCTTCGTCGGGATAGAAGCATAGGGCACGAACAGGACCTGGCCCGCGTCGTTAGGCAGCGGATCGAAGCCGTTCTGCTCGCGCCATTCGTCCACCATGATGGCGCTGCCGGACAAACCGGCGTTAGACATTTGCAGCCGGAACTCGGTGTCCTCCGGCACGATGTCGTCATACTCCCACAGCAGGTCCTCGCCCCAGGCGGGCAGCAGCTGCGTGTTGATGGCGTCCTGTCGCGCCAGCAGGCGCGGCGTCAGGACGTTCTCTGCGTAGATGATCTTCGCCTGGGTCGCCGTGGCTCTGTTGCTGTTCTCGACGATGCCCAGGATTTCAGGCGGCACGCCGAAGTGGGCGTTCACTCCGTCGCGCAGGTCCTTGCGGCTCTGCGTGAAGTCCATTTCGCGCTGGCTGTCCACCAGCTTGTTGACGGTGACGTCACGGGGGATGATCCCCATCTTGTGCGCGTTGCCGACGCCGCGGTGCTGATCATCCCAGGCCGCCTTGAAGCGGTTGTATTCGTCCTGCGTGATGCCTGGGGCCGACATAAGGACAGGCGGCGTGGCGTCGTTCCAGAAGAACTTCTTCGCCCACTTCGCCATGTACTCGTCGGTCTCGATCTCATCGGCCACCGCCTCGGCGTCGCCCAGGCCGCGGCCGTAGGGGTCCAGCGGATTCAGCTGCCGCACCAGAAACACGTCTTCGATGGGGACGGTCATTTGCAGACCGTCGCGGCTGCGGATTATGTAGTAGGGGAAGTCCAGCCGCGGGATGTCGGTCATCCAGTGCGGCGGGATCGGCCACAGCTCGACGGGGTAGCCCGCTGCGTCGCGTTCGATGATGGCTGCTCCCTCGCCCTTGATCATCAGGTAGGTCTCGTGGACCTTCCACAATGCGCTGCGCGTCATAAACGGCAGCGGATTCGGGCGCGCCATGAAGTCCAGGAAGGGGTGGTCCGTGATCTCGTCCTTGTCGCCGTTGGCCGCTACCCTGAACAGCTTGCCGGGGACATTCGACAGATCGGTGGCGATCTTCGTCACCGGCGACAGCCGCGGACTGCGGGCATAGGTCGCCAGGAACTCCTGCGTGTTCCGGTCAGGCGGCGACGTCATGCGGGACGTGAAGAACTGCTGCATCCGGTCAGGCCGCCCGCTGATGGCAGCCTTGAACGCTTCTAAACGCCAGCCCATAGATCAGTACCCCCCCCCCCCCCCC